CTCTTTCTTCATCACTAAATCACTTCACCAGCTCAAGGAAACATGATGGCTAGGCGTAAAAGGACAGACGGCGCAGCAGGTGCCGAGGAAATATTCAAAGGCGCAGCAGCGGGCCCCATGCAGCCGCCCATGGGCATTGACCTAGGCGAAGGCGTGCAGCCTTATTGGGATTATGTCGTGTCATCCAAAGCAGCGCGCGCGTGGAATGAGCAAGATCTAATAATGGTCGTAGAGTTGGCACGAAATTTGTTCAGAACAGAAAAGCTTTCTTTTGATATGCTGACAGAAGATGAAGTTATCGGCGAAAAGGCCAACCCGAAAAGCGCAATTATTGACCAGCTCGTCAAGCGCGCCCGCATTATAATGATTTATTTACAGGTTCACCCGGAAGCTACCCAAGGCAAGGCACGGGCGCAGGTTCAACAGAACCAAGACCACAGCAGCGCAATGGATGTTGCGGCGCAGTCTGAAGATGATGATCTGTTAGCGTCGCCGGATACGCATTAATGAGAACACGAGGCGAGAAAGTTATAGATTTTTGCCAAAAATTTTGCCTTGTGCCCGAAGGCGACCACGTTGGTAAGCCCGTGGTGTTGGCTCCGTTCCAGAAAGAATTTATTCTAGCAGTTTACGATAACCCGCACGTCACCGACACCGCCATCTTGTCCATTGCGCGAAAGAACGCCAAGACGGGTACGATAGCTTTTATCTTGCTGGCGCATATCATTGGGCCGGAAGCAAAACAGAACAGCCGGATCGTTAGTGGTGCAATGAGCCGGGAGCAGGCCGCCGAGGTTTATAACCTGGCGTCCAAGTGTGTTCTGATTTCGCCAAAGCTGCGCGACAAGATCCGGATTATACCTTCAAGCAAGAAGCTAGTGGGCCTTCTGATGGGCGTGGAATACCAAGCAATCAGCGCCGAGGGTAAAACAGCCCATGGTAAAAGCCCGATCCTGGCGATACTTGACGAGGTGGGGCAGGTACGCGGGCCGCAATCTGATTTCATTGATGCCATTACCACAGCGCAGGGCGCGTATGAGCAGCCACTGCTAATCTATATTAGCACCCAGGCCGCAACCGATGCCGATCTGTTCAGCATATTGATCGATGACGCCAAGAAAAACAAACCGAAAAAGACGGTCTGCCATGTTTACGCGGCAGATAAAGACGGCGATCTGCTAGACAAAGCGCAATGGTCTAAGGCCAACCCGGCGCTGGGATTGTTCCGGTCAATGTCTGATATGGAAAAGCAGGCAGACAAAGCCAACAGAATGCCGAGCTTTGAAAACACGTTCCGCAACCTTAACCTGAACCAGCGTGTTAGCACCATGTCGCCGTTCGTTTCCAAGACGGTCTGGGATCTTAACGGGCGTGCTATAATAGCTGAGCGCGGGATAGAATGGTTTGGCGGATTGGATTTATCGGCGCGCACGGATTTAACATCCTTCGTGGTGCTAGGTATTAACCCGGATGGCATGATGGTTACCGAGTCATATTTCTGGACGCCTGAAATTGGGCTGCTAGACCGTGCTAAAGTTGACCGACAGCCGTATGACGTGTGGGTGCGCGATGGTTATCTGCGCACAACGCCAGGCGCGACAGTTGATTACAGTTTTATTGTTCGGGAGATTGCCGAAATAATCAGCGACAAGAATTTAGTTTCATTAGCTTTCGACAGGTGGCGCATTGATGTATTTAAAAAGGAATGTGAGCGCGAGGGCATTGACCTTCCGCTTATTGAGTTCGGCCAAGGCTTCAAGGATATGTCGCCTGCAATCGATGCCCTCGAAGCGGCGCTTCTTAATGATAAAATTGCGCACGCAATGCAGCCCGTTCTAACGATGTGTGCGGCGAATGCGGTGATAACAAAAGACCCTGCCGGAAACCGCAAGCTGGACAAGCACAAGGCGACAGGACGCATTGATGGCATGGCTGCTTTGACTATGGCGATTGGTGTGTTAAACTCCACAGTTGAAGCGCCAGAAGCCTTGTCGCCTTGGGAAGATTCAAACTATAGCATCATGGGCTAATTTAATGGCATGGTTTAAGAAAACCCCAGAAGTTCGATCAATGGAAAACCCAAACACTCCGGTAACAGCACAGGCTGTAAACTGGGGCGGTAGTGCAGTCGCTGGCGTTAACGTCACGCTTGAAAACGCCCTGACCGTTCCCGCCGTCTGGGCCGCCGTCGAGTTTATCTCCGGCACCATCGCAAGCCTCCCTTTAAACGTCTACGAAAAAACAGAAACCGGTCGCGTTAAAATGACCTCCGGCTTGCAAACTGTTATCCATGACGCGGTGAATGATGAAACCAGTTCTTTCGATTGGCGCAAATATACGTTCGAGCGCATCCTAACCGGTGGTCGTTCAATCACTTATATTGAGCGCGCCAATGGCCGAGTGGTTAATCTTTGGCCGATGGACCCTGCCGACGTTACTATTAAGCGTTCGTCAAACCGGAAGACGTATGAATACAGCCCTGGCGGTGACGCCAAGCCAGTAACCTACGCGGCCAGCGAAATTATCGACATATTCTTTTCGGTTGAGTCTGACGGCATTACATCGATCAGCCCTATCTTGACCAATAAAGATGCCATCGCTCTGGCGATCGCTGCAACGAATTACGGATCCAAGTTTTTCAACAATGGCGGCGTGCCTCCTTTCGTGATGACCGGAAACTTTCAAACCGGGTCAGCATTGAATCGCGCATCCAATGATTTGCAGAATGCGATCCAACAGCAAACTAAAGAAAACCGGCTGGCGCTAACGTTACCGGCTGGGCATGAGATTAAGCCGATCGGCGCAGACCCTGAAAAGTCGCAGCTGGTTGACCTGAAGCGATTCCAAGTTGAAGAAATAGCGCGTATTTATTCTTTGCCACCAGTGTTCTTGCAAGACCTGACCCACGGCACGTTCAGCAATACAGAGCAGCAAGACCTACACCTGGTCAAACATACGCTGCGCCGCTGGATAACACAGGTTGAGCAAGAGATGAACCTAAAGCTGTTCGGTCGCGATGAAGCGAAATTCTACGTTGAGTTTAACCTTGACGGTCTATTGCGCGGTGACTTCTCGACTCGAATGAGTGGCTACGCTACCGGCATACAAAACGCTATCCTAACGCCTAACGAGGCGCGGGCACAAGAGAACAGACCCGATAAGGATCTGGGTAACGATTTATTAGTCCAGGGTGCCACGGTGCCGCTGGGTCAGCAGAAGATGGGTGACACAAATGTCTAAAGAAATCAGATCAGGTGAGCCGGTCGAGATTCGGGCGGAAGGCGATACAATCAGCGTGAGTGGTTACGCCGCTGTTTTCAATTCCGAAACTATTATCGGCGGTAAATACCGTGAGCAGATTGCACCCGGTGCGTTTACTAATGCCATTGGCCGCGATGACGTTATGTTCTTGATCAATCATGACGGCCTGCCTATGGCACGCACCAAGTCGGGCACGCTAACGCTGGCAGAAGATGAACGCGGCTTATATATGTCTGCCGAGCTGGATTCTAGCGACCCTGATGTGCGGGCAATTGTTCCGAAGATGAAGCGTGGCGACCTGGATAAAATGAGTTTCGCGTTTAGTCCTGAGGTGCAGAGCTGGGATGACTCCGGTGATATGCCTTTGCGCACTATCCGCCAGGCTAGTCTGTACGATGTTTCAGTTGTCACTTACCCGGCATACCAAGACACCGACATCGGCCTACGTTCGCTAAGCGAATTCAGATCTGCGCAAGAAACCAAAGAAATAGAAAGCAACCCTGAAGCAATTGCTGCGCGGTTGCGAATGAAATTAGCATTGAGCTAATAATAATCGGCGGTTCCCGCTAATTATTGCCATCAAATCGCCCGTTGGCTGGGCATCAAAAAAGGCTTTAAAAATGGAAAATATCATCAAATTGCGGGAACAAATGGCTACCCTAGCCACTGAAGCCCGTTCACAACTTGATACAATCACAGACGCTACCGATTCAAGCCGTGCTAAAGAAATTGAAGCACGTTTTGACGCTATCATGGTTGACCATGACAAGATCGGCGCGACTGTTGAGCGTGAAGTAAAACTGGCAGATGCTGAAGCCCGTGCAATCGAAGCCCGCCGCCCGAATGCTGGTGAAGCTGTTGCAGTTGCAGAAGCCCGCAAGTCTACCCCAGAATACAAAGAAGTATTTGAAAAGCAGTTGCGTTTCGGTTCTGCTGAGCTTGATTCTGAAGAGCGTTCAATCTTGTTATCTGGCAAAGTCGAAGGCCGTGCGCAGTCTACTGCTCCAGGTTCTGCTGGTGGCTTCACAGTACCAGAAGGTTTCAGCGGTCAGATTGATCAGCAGATGGCAACTTGGGGGCCGATGTGGGATGCCGCTATCGTTCGCGAATTGTCTACTTCTACTGGTAACGCTCTGCCTTGGCCTACAGTGAATGACACCGACAAGTCTGGTCGTCTCAAAGCTGAGAATGCTTCTGTTGATGATGATGGTTCTGATGATGTTGTTTTCTCTGAGAAAGTTTTGAATTCTTATGTTTTCGACACTGGCATGGTTCGTGTGCCAATTGAATTGCTGCAAGATTCTGCTTTCAACATTGAAGCACTAATGGGTGATTTGTTCGGTGAGCGTTTAGGTCGAGCTGCTAACACTGCTCTGACTACCGGCACCGGCACAAACCAGCCTAACGGCATCGTAACCGCTTCTGGCTTGGGTCTGACTTCTGCCGCCGTTGCTGCTGTTACATCTGACGAGCT